ACTGTGCTGACGTATTCATATCTATCAAAATAATTGCCAGCTTGAGTTGGAGAGCTGCCTGTAGTTTCAATGTTACGTATGTTTACCGGTCGCTTTGCTAACAAACCTCTGGTCAAAGTTGCATATGGCCTGTTATGATCGTCAAAAGTTGGGTGAAAAACTTTAAAGGAGTTTCTAGAGATGTCTCCTGACGTGGCTATTTTAAGGGCGAAACTATCGATTGCGCAGTCGCCTAGTTGTGTTATACCGGCAGTATAAAGAAGTCTTATGTAAAACCTCTTTCCGATATATGCTTGGAGCGCCGCGGTTTCTGCGCTTGTAATTCTAGCCAAGCGCCATGCGGCGCCTGCAGAGGCTTGCTGTTGTCCCGAAATGATTGTTGATTCAAACGGGGTGCCGCCGGCATCCCACCTAACAAGCAAATCAGTCACGTCTGTTGTAAAGCTTTTGTCGGTCGAGGCCTGGACCTTTAAGTTACCCATATTAATGCCAAACATGTGGTAGTAAAACTCTAAAGTTACGTCTGTCGAACTTTCGTAAAGATCTAGCAAATCAATTAATGGAGTTGCCAGACCAAATGTTTGACCAACGCGAGATGGCAACACTTCGCAGTATGCATAGCCGCCAGTTCCAGCGTCGCGCTGATCTTTTGTTGGGCCTGTGCCGACTGTCGGAGAAGAGCCAGACAAAAAAGTCCAAGAGTTGTCAGTCCCAACCCCATTGCGCCAATATTCGGCTGGAGAGGGGTCCCCCTCAGCTGAACCAATAGGCAAGCTAAGAATTCTAACATTTTCAGTACCTGTAGAAGTAGCGTTACTAAAGGCTTCGCTAAGAATAGTTGATTGGGTGCCGTCAAACAAAAATTCTTTTAGGTGCCAGCCCTCTGCTCTAGTTAACGCGTTGTCTGAGCCCTGGTTAAGCTTAATGTGTCTGTGTTGTTGCCCGCCGACGTGCTTTTCTGTGAACGGACCTTGCAAAGGAGTAGCAGAATTAAAACCGTATTTATCCTCATGGATATTAGTAAAGTCTATTTTAAACTGATCGGAATATAGTTTTTGATAGCCTGTATCGAGTGAAGAGGTAAAAATTTGAAATGGTAAAATTAAACTAGACTTTGCGTCAGTGTATTTGAGGTCGTTCTTCTTTGTTCCATCTGCTGTTGATTCTAAAGTTTCTGCCTCCGTCATTGTTAAAGCTCTAATTCTAAGCTTTTTCTTGTCTAATTCTGAAGGGATTGGTGCATCACTGCAGTCTGTTTCTTTTGTTTCGTTATCAATGTCTAGGTAAATAAAATCATCATCGCTGCCCCACCTAATAACGCCCTTATAAAAATCATGCAAATTGTTGTCTGCTTGAGTTGATCCGCCGCGTAAATCTTTGGCTTTCTCTATTGTAAGATCCGCAACACGAGAAAGGCTTCTGTCTGCATAGTAGCTCTTTAGGTATCTTGTGGACGTTGTAGTTGTTAATCTAGGCTCGGAACCACTTTGCTCCGTGATCGCAATTTTTAAAATTTCGTTTTTATTGTTGTCAATGCTGCTGACGCCAGAAGTAAGGGGGCCGTCTCTTTCTGCTCTTTCCTTCCACCACAAACAATTAGTGTTTTGGTTAGAGTTTTCTGACGGGGAGACTGGTGCATGTCCAAATTTCCAATTATATCTTAATTCTTCAATTCCCCTTAGCGACCCAAGAGGATCTTTTGTTTTGGTTTCTAAAGTAGGAAACTTGGTCCAGTACTTGTTTCTTTCAAGCACGTGGCTTTCAACCATGTTTCTTAAAAACTCTGTATTATTAGACGACAAAGGAATGAGCTGGGCTATCATAATTGTTACAGCATCATCAATCCATTTAAAATATTCTATGAATTTTTCTAACTCCAGCCTTTCGTTTTCTACACTCTCGAAGAAAAGTTCACGGAGTTTTTGCATTTTTTTATAATAAGGGCGGTACCTATTTACGGGCTCGCCGATCAGATTGTTAAAATTACTAACCGTAGCAAAAAAACGAAGCATCTCTTCAGAAATTGTCTGATACATGCTTTTTTCTACAGACAAAAAGTGCTCGATATAGTTTGTATCCCTTGTAAAAACCATCTCATCTTGCTGATCTAGCGTCTTTATCATGTCATCGCTGTTTACAACTTCTGGTAATTTTAGCTTTGCTGCTTGCACGAATTCTATATCTATAGCTTGATTTAGCAAATTTGCGTCAGTAGAAAATTTGTCGCCTCGACCAGAATAGTTATATTTTGATATAGGGGAGGCCCAATAATCACCAAACTTTAAATTTTGGTTTGTTGAACCGGATGCAAAGTCTTCTATTAAGAACTGGCCAGAAGCGTTAGATCCTGTCAAATTGTCCATAGTCCAATTTAAAATTAAAGTTGAAATCTGTGGAACAAAATTACTGTTTAGCGAATCGTTACTATTTCTATATGGTTGGTACGCACCATAGGAAGAGGCATCGCGAGCGTGAGCCTGTATTGTTTCATTTGTTAGATAATCTAACCAAACGCGTGTCGAAGATACTTTAACATCTGAATATTTTTGTACGGAACCTGTAAAGTTAGTTCTTTCTGCGCCCAAAAATACTCTTTTTGGTTCTTTGAAGAAAGTTAGTGCATTTGCCAAGCTCATTGTGCCAGAAATAGTAAATTCGTTTTGCAATATGTTGGACACATAATTTACACCATATAGTTCATAAGTATAGGCTGACGCCGTAGGAAGTAGGTATCCGGTGCTGGTGTTCAAGGCTGCGGCCGTGGTCGTAGGCGCCTTTGTTGGTCGCAAGCGGAAAGCTAAATTCCACTTTTCATTATTATACGCCGCGGCGTAGCTAGCTGTTGTTTCTATTGGGGCAAACACGTTTGAGCCAGATAATATAAATTTTACGTTTCTTAAGTCATCATCAGTTTTTGTTACATGAACATTAAAATCTATAGTATCAGAGGACGCAAATGACAGGTCAGTGTTTGAGGCTGTGACTGCGTGGAGACCAAATATAGATGAAGTAACAGACGGGAAGTTTTTGTAGTTTTTGTCCTCTGGCATGTGCCTTTTAGGAAAAAATACTTCAGTTTCGACTGTCATCATGGCACCAGTTAACAAAGATTCCGTAGCGCCGGGAATGTAAGACAGAGAATTAGAATCTGTAGAATCGTAATATTGGTAAGCTGTCGCGCTATAAGAACCAGCGATTCCGCCACTGGAAGAAAGTCTAGTCTCGATATCATCAAAATCAATATATGATTTTTTTACACTAGTGTTGGTTGTGTTGTCTTTTAACTTGTATATGCCGTTGTTAGAGTAAACGTTTAATTTTACTAGCTCTTCGTCAACTCCAAAACATCTCAAAAAGTTTCTTAAAGACTTAAACGTACCTTTCGATTTTTGTATATAAGAAAGATTGTTGTAAATGTTTTGATAAATAATGTTCTTTACTTCATATAATTTTTTCTCAAATAATTTCTTTTCATCTCTGTCTAAATATTTTCCTAGCTCTGCCACATCGGCAAAAAGCTCCGGGGCGTCATATCCTCTAGAACTTAAAAGTCTTTCTGCAAAAGGTAGTGGTTTTTCATAATTGGTGTCATCAGGATAATTAATGTCTTTTAGTCTAGGCAGCTTTTCTATTTGAAGATACAGATCATCAAAAAAGCTGGCCATAATTTGAGTTAAATATTTTAAGTTTTTTGATTGCTCTTCGTCTTGTTCTGCTATCCACGCAGGCATTGATTTATACAAAGAAGAAGCATTCTCATGATCGTGCATCGACCCAGAAGCTTTTTTGTTTGATATGAGCGCTTCAACGCTTGGGTGGTGGCTGTAAATGATTGGATCTAAAAATTCTTTTGTTGCGGCAGAAGAAGACACTATGGCGGAGCCAGTATTTCTAGAGGAGGCGCCATAATTAACAAACGTGCCATTACTAATTCTACCAGAGTAATCTAAAATAGTAGCGTCTGTTGAGGTTCTGCCTGTTATGCCTTCATTGAACTTGTAGTAAACGCCTAAAGAAACTTTATTATCAATGTCGTCATGCTTATCGTTGTCGGTATTAGTGCCGCCACCAACATGATCAATGTAAAATCGCCCTATTTGCTCAGCATCCCGTTCTGTTTTCCAATATCTAAATTCGTCAAAGGACGACGAAACAATATTTCCCCAACCTTTTCCTATTGTAGAGGATCCGGAGAGGGGGCCAACAAGACCTCCAATAGCGGCGACCATCGTGCCTGTTACAGCGCTTAGCGTAGAGCTAGCTATTAGCTTTCCAGACTTATGCACTCCATCAACATATAAATTAGAAAGAGTGCCCGCTCCTTTTGTTTTTGCTGTGAGCGCATAATGGTGCCACTTACTATCAGCAATGTTGCTAATTCCGGTATCATGATCAAAGCTTAGTTCTGTCGACCCGGACACGACAGCAAGATGCATAAGGCCTCTCGAATCGGCAGTTTCGCCGTATACATATGCTCTTAGTGAGCCAGAACTTGGTGAGGATCCAGAATTCCATGAATGAAAAACATATTCGTGATGTGCTTCGCTAGTAGAGGCCCAGCCATCTTTTTTCAGCCAAAACTCAACAGTCACACCTTTTGTTAAATCTAGTTCTAAGTTGTTAGTTCTTTGGTATGACGCGTCATATATATTAGCTTTTGACACACCCTTGCCAGAAGGGCCGGCTACAAAATCACTTTTGTAATCACCATCTGGATCGGCATTCGGGCCACCTTTTAAAAATATGTACTCTGGGCTGGTCGAAATATATACATTATTGTTTGCGTCTTTTGCGCCACTAAATGACGATTCAGTGCCCATAACAACGTAACCATTTGTTCTTGGGTATTCATTTTCAAAAACAAAAAGATCCAAATAGGTACTTTCATTTTCCCACTCTATTTTTTCTGTTTGCGAGCCATCATAAGGATATGTTTCATAGACCCTTTTTATCGCAGCATCATAATATTCTTCTGCTAGGCCGAAGCGCGCGAAATTTGACGCAGTAGCAAAATCCACACCTGGACGAAAAGAGTCCTTTCTTTGATTGTAAACATCAACGTAACGATAGGATTCTACTGATTTAGCCAGGTCATTCTTGCTCTTATTCTTAAGAAATTTTAAAGACTGTCCTTTGTCAAATAGATCTTTAATGCTCATGTGCTAGTCCAACTTTATCCCATAATTAATTATCTTCAACTCTAAATTTAAACACTTCTTCTTGATCTCTCCACTGGCCAGCAACATAATAGCTTAATTTAATGCCGTACATGTAACCAGGCTCTAGTAAAGACATGTCTAAATCAAAATAACTTCCAGAATTATCGTAAGACAAATAAGTGTGGTTAGTCGTACTTCCCGTAGAATTATTTATAACGGTCCTTTCGTCTACCATTCTTAAAATTTCAAATGACGCGCTTGGAATAATTTCTCTTTCTATGTCTTGTGAAGCCACCGTATAGATTGTTGGCGTAAAGTTTCTAGGCCTTGTAAAGACCCTAAATCTAGCCTGCTCGTTTTTAACATATTTTGGTTTTAAATTAGTTACTTTGCTGATATACTGATCATAAGCATTCCAATTTGAAGAATCAAAAGTTTTTGGCTTTATAGACCCTGTGTCGTACTCAACAGTGCCATTGTGCCATACATCGTAGATAGTCTTTAGAGTCGAAGAGCCAGTAAAAGCAAATGAACATGAATATATGCCAGTTGACACATAGCCGCCAGTAATATTAGTGTCGGCGGCCGCAACAACGCCACCACCCTTTGAAAGCTTAAGCTTAGAACCACTTGGGGCCGTGTCATTTGAGGAGCCGGAATAAATGCTGACTAGAAGTGTTCCCGTTCCAACTCCAGGTATGTTCTTTAGCTCCCCTCTAATATAATTGTAAAGATAAATCGTATTTAAATTGTCAGCAGCAGGAGCGATGGAACTACTAAAAAAGAAACAACCTCGGTCATCTTTTGTGGTGGAATCCCACCTTGCTTCAATTGCAGGCACCTTGAAGAAAAACTCGCTGCTTCTTGAAAAAAACCTTTTTGTATAATAACTTCTCTGCTGCCCATCTGGATTATGAATAACAGAGCCTGAATCCAGCCCAGAAGAATTTGAAAAATATGCCTCCTGACTAGCTGTAAGAAATACACCTAGACCATAATTCGGTTGGGTGCCAGATATCCACTCTTCTACCATCGCTGTAACGTCCAGCTCTATATCTTCAAAACCCTCGTCAAAGGTGAAAGTATAGTTTGGCATCGTCTGATCCTTAACGTACGACGATGAGTGAAACTCTCCGCCTGGTTTTGACCAGGCAGTTGTTTTTAAACGATTGGTCCAGTTCGAACCTTCAATAGAATCTTTGTTTTCGTCCTTGTAAGACTCCATGTCCAAGCCAGTTCCTTCTTGCCAAGATTGTGAAATGGCCATTACATTAAACGTAAAATTGGAAGGCAATTGCTCAGAGTGTCTAGCATTATAAACTTTTAAATAAAAATTTACGTTACCAGAAGCTGGGATGGTGCCGGCTGTTCTATCAGAAGTTATTGTAGAAACAGGAAACTCTAGCAGAACTCTCGATAATTCTGCAGAGCTAGTGGTTTGTTGTCCATATATTGAAAACACTTCTAATATATCAGAAGCGCCCATATTTGAGCCTGTGGCGCGTGTATTAAGATCTAGCTTGAACGCGTTTGTAATAGTGTTGTCTTTTGTAGCTTTATACTTTTTTATCGCCATTATCTGATAGTTCCCTTGATATCTAAATTAGGATACTTTATTTCGTACACTGTGTTTTGTGGAGCATACAATATCCTGCCATCGGCAGAGATATACTGATCTAGGTTTAATGCCTGATCGGAATAGAGGCCTCCTGATTCATTTGTAATTTTTACATCGGTTACGTCTACTATTTCATCCAAATTGTTTAAAACATCATAAATCTTTGATATATAAACCGGTTGACCTATATCAAGTTTTTGTTCAAACATACTTTCAATTTCTGTTATTGCTGCGGAAAGTGCCTCAACCTTATCTTGATCATAATTAACAACTGCGGTGAAATTAATTTTTATGTTTATTATTCGAGCATCTAAAATATCTATTGTGTCATTAATCATCCTGTAGTGGTTAAGCCAGGTTTTAATATTGTTTTTAAGAACCTGGTTGCTGGTCATGAAGTTGCCGTCGGCATCCTCAGACAAAACATAAAGGTTTAGATTTCTCTTAAATGAATCTTGATCTCTATATATTTTCGCTCTTTTGGCGCTACCAAACTTCGAAGGCAATCTATAGACCAGAGCTTCATAATCGCCTGCTGTAACGGCTCTGT